GCACTAGCTCTGATTATAATCAAATTAAAGATTCTGTGCAAACAAGAATGAACTATCAGTAAAATGTTTAAACAAGTTACAAGTTATGTTAAAGAAATCTATGATTCAGCAAAGTATTTGCTAGAGGGTTTCTCTGTAACTCTTTCTCATATGGGAAGAAGACCTGTAACTGTTCAGTATCCTTACGAAAAACTGATACCCTCAGAGAGGTATCGAGGACGCATACATTATGAATTTGATAAGTGTATTGCTTGTGAAGTTTGCGTTAGAGTTTGCCCAATTAATCTACCTGTAGTAGATTGGGTGATGAATAAAGAAACAAAGAAAAAAGAATTACGAAATTATTCGATTGACTTTGGAGCTTGTATATTCTGTGGCAACTGTGTTGAATACTGCCCTACAAATTGTTTATCTATGACAGAAGAATATGAACTTGCTACATTTGACAGACACAATCTCAACTATGATAATGTCGCTCTCGGACGACTGCCCACTAATGTTACAACTGATCCCTCAGTTAGATCGTTGCGTGAGCTTACTTATTTACCCAAAGGTGAGATGGATCCTCACACAGTAAAACCCTCAGATCCCAGAGTTGGAAAATTGCCAACTGAAGTATTAGACTGGATGAAAAATGATTAATGATTTCCTAGACAATCTTGCTGCACATCAATATCAAAAGATGCATCAGAAAAAGAAAAAAATAGAAGAGACTGTGGATGACATGGCAATGATCGATGATCAATACGCCCATCACTTCCGTAAGTATGATGATGAAGAATCTAAATGAAAATTGCTATTATTACTGATCAACATTTTGGTGCAAGGAAAAATTCCAAATTGTTTCATGATTATTTTTTAAAATTTTATGAAGATATATTCTTCCCAACTTTAATTAAAGAAGGTATTACAACTATTGTTGATATGGGTGATACCTTTGATAGTCGAAAAGGTGTTGATTTTGTATCTCTTGAATGGGCAAAAAATAATTATTTTGATAAATTACAAGAATTAGGAATTACTGTACATACAATTATAGGTAATCATACTGCTTACTATAAAAATACTAATGACTTAACAGGTGTTGGTCTTTTTTTAAGAGAGTATGATAATGTAAAAATATATCCAGAAACAAAAGAAGTAACGATAGATAAAACAAAATTTTTATTTGTGCCTTGGATAAATCCTGAGAATAAAGATAAAACATTTGAATTGATTGAGGATAGTGATTCTCCATGTGTCATGGGTCATCTTGAATTAAATGGTTTTATGGCAACTCGTGGTCACTATATGGAACACGGTATGGATTCAAAAGTTTTTGATAAGTTTGATCGAGTCTATACAGGACACTATCACATGAGATCAAATCAAGGAAATGTATTTTACTTAGGCAATCCATATGAAATGTATTGGAATGATGTGAATGATCGTAATCGTGGATTCCATCTTTTTGATACAGATACTCTAGAACATACTCCAGTCAATAATCCATATCAGATATTTCATAATTTATATTATGAAGATACTCCTCATCAAATGCTAGATATTACCAAGTATGATCAAAAGATTGTCAAGGTAATTGTTCGTAAAAAATCAGATCCTAAACAGTTTGAAAAATACATTGATAAATTATATTCATCAAATCTAGCAGAACTTAAGATTGTTGAGAACTTTGATTTTACAGAAGGAGAGGAGTTTGAAGCAGAAGAATCTGAAGATACAATCTCTTTGCTAAATAGATACATACAGGAGTCTGAAGTAGATTTGGATAAATTTACGATCACAAATATACTTCAAGATGTTTATAAGGAGGCCTGTGAGGTCGAGTAATGTTTATCTTAGCTGTTAAAGGTTTTGAAGATGAGGGTGCATTCTCAATTGAGAATGATGATGGGGAAAGAGTGCTTTTAATGTTTGAAGAAGAAGATGATGCAGATAGATATGCAGATTTAATATTTTCTGAAGAAGACTCTCCAGAAATGAGTGTGATAGAAATAGATGACTACATCGCAATAAGAGCTTGCGAAACTAACGATTACATGTATAATATAATTAAACCAGACGATATCGTGGTTCCTCCAAATAATGATTTGTTTCAAAAAGATAAGATGGCGTAATTTGCTTTCCACTGGAAATCAATGGACAGAGATTGATCTTAATAAAAAATCCAATACAGTAATTATCGGAACGAATGGTGCTGGTAAATCTACCATGTTAGATGCACTTACATTTGTTCTGTTTAATAAACCTTTTCGTAAAATTAATAAGTCTCAACTTGTAAATGCTACAAATGAAAAAGATTGTGTAGTTGAACTTGAATTTGAAATTGGTTCAGTTGAATGGTTTATTCGTAGAGGCATCAAACCAAATATATTTGAGATTCATCGTAATGGACAGATGATGAATCAATCTTCTGCTGCGAACGATCAACAGAAGTGGTTGGAACAAAATGTTGTGAAGATGAATTATAAGTCATTCACACAAATTATTATATTGGGAAGTAGTACATTTGTTCCCTTTATGCAATTGTCAGGATCAAATCGAAGAGAAGTAATCGAAGATCTACTTGACATCAAGATATTCTCAGCGATGAATAATATTATTCGAGATAAGATAAGAGATAAAAAAGATAAAGTCAGAACTTTAGAATTAAAGAAAGAATCTTTAAAAGATAAGTTAGAGATGCAACAGAACTTCATGGAAGAAGTTGAAAAGAGAGGTAAAGATCGAATTGATTCTAAGAAAAAAAAGATAGATTTATTATCGCTTGAGTCTGAGGGATTAACAAGTGTAAATCTACATACATCATTAACTATTGAAGAGTTAATAAAAGAACAAGAAAAGTTTGTTGGTGCTGATAAACAACTCAAGGAGTTGGGAAATCTGAAAGGTAAGATATCAAACAAGGCATCTACTGTAAAGAAAGAACATAAGTTCTTTTCAAAGAATACGGTTTGTCCTACTTGTACACAGGATATTGATGAAGAATTCCGTCTAAATAAACTGGACGAAGCTCAGGAAAAAGCAAAAGAACTTAAATCTGGTTTTGAAGAACTAGAAAAAGCAATTGCTAAAGAAGAAGAAAGAGAACGTCAATTTGTCACAATCACAAAGGAAACATCTAAACTCACGAATGAAATTTCTCAAAATAATATCAAGATCTCTGGATTCCAAAATCAAATCAGAGAACTTGAAGAAGAAGTTCAAACAATTACCAGTCAACTTGAAAACAGAAATTCTGAACATGAGAAATTAACTGAGTTCGATCAGAAATTAAAAGACACTTACGCATCTTTAGGCGAGAAGAAACAGGATATATTACATCATGACTTTGCTTATTCATTACTTAAAGATGGTGGAGTTAAATCTAAAATCATCAAGAAATATTTACCACTTATCAATCAACAGGTGAATAAATATCTCAGGATGATGGATTTTTATATCAACTTTAAACTTGATGGGGAGTTTAATGAGACGATTCAATCTCCTATTCATGAGGATTTTTCTTACTCATCATTTAGTGAGGGTGAAAAGATGCGTATTGATTTAGCATTACTCTTTACATGGCGAGAGGTTGCTAGATTTAAAAACTCAGTCAATACAAATCTACTGATCATGGATGAAGTGTTTGATTCTTCTCTTGATGGATTTGGAACTGAAGAGTTTCTCAAAATTGTCAAGTATGTGATTAAGGATGCTAACGTGTTTGTAATATCACACAAACAATCACTACATGATAGATTTGAAGATTTAATACAATTTGAAAAAGTAAAAGGATTCAGCAGGATGACATCATGAGCCAGTTAAACATGGATTTTGAATCAACAGAGATTCAAACAATTTATCCACCAGTTACACCATATCTCTACAGAAAGTTAGAAAAAAAATATGTTGATTATCTATGGAAGATAATTAAAAAAGGTAAGAAAGAAAAAGAAGAATACAAACATAGACTTGCTGGGAATGTCAGTAATAGTTTTGGTATTGTAGATGAAAAAGAATATTTCTTTAGTGAAGTATGTATTCCAATGATTAAAAAGTTTCGTGAAGTCAGTGGTGGTGAAGATCCAGTTCGTAACTTTGTAACTTTGAATCCAACTTGTAGATTAT